AAAGAGGTAAACATTTTTGGTAAGATTCCATGTCCAACTGATCAGCAAATACTTTTAGTGCTGCCCCATAGCTGATAAGCTGCCACCATTGCCTAAGTTCAGGGCTTTGAGAATTGGATAAAAGCTGCACAGGCTTTTTATAAACTTGCATCGAAACTAAATAGGCCTGATCGGGTATTGGTCTAAACACTAAGTTATTACCGAAAAACAAGACTGAATTTGGGCGCGATGCTTTGTATGTATAGTAATGGCAATTGATTGGCTCGGTAGAATCTGGAGCTATACCCCAATTCATGGTGATAGCGCCTGTTTGATAATTAACAGTTCCCGCTTGTCTTTGAATCAAACTTTCAGGGCTTTCTTGAAACGTCCCTTTATTAGTAGTATCTGAATTGATTGTAACGGTATTTCCAGAAATCGCCGTTACAGAGTATGGCCCGCCGTTAATCGAGGGTATCCCATAGACGTTTGATATAAAAACTAGGTCGCCTACAATGATTCCCGAATAGGCTGAGTCCAATGTTAAAACAGTTGTAGCACCAGGGGTAATACCTATTATGTTGTTTCCAGAAAATAGAAACTCCCCTTCTCCGTTATCAACATAGGAAGCTGATTGTCCCTGAATGGTGGTAGTGATAAGCACGTCATTAGGGTTAACAGGAAGATTACTGAGATTAGCAAGGACAGGAGCAACACTTGACCCGTCGCCGGTTGCGAGTTGTTGAATGAAAAATAGTTTCGGCCACGCTGCATAAAATGTATCCTGGTTCTGGTAGTAGTTTAAATAGTACCCATCGCAGAAAATAGGGCTTTGCAGCAAGACATATTGTTCATTTGGAAATGCATACGTATCCTGAAATTGATTTAACGTGAATCGATAATTGTCTTGCAAAATGCGAGAACGCATTTGTTCGGGGAAATCGTAGATTAGGTAAGTATTGATGTAAAAATTTAACTCTTCGTCTGAAATATCAGACGTAGACAGACGGCCAGTGACCCTTCGAACCTTTCTGCGTATAGTCTCAAGATCACTGTCTGCACCGCCTGTTAATGTCGACATATTACCCGTTTACTGCCTGTCTAGGTGGTTCATCGACGATGCGAGGCTTCCAAGAAACATTGTGGTTTACTTGAAATTGAAATCTTTGAATCCTCTTATTAACTTCTTTTGAGATATCAGGATTCACAAAATTGCCTCCAGCTGACATTATGGGCCTGCTGATATTACGCCCGTCGCTAGTAACCCATTTTTTTTCTATGTAGCATGTTTTGTTATTTAACAAATCACACAATGTCACAGGAATTGAAATTAGTTTATTTTCTACGAGAGTGAAATAACGAATCGGCCCCTTCCAAGCTCTATGCGGTATGGTGATGGGTTGGCCTGGATGTTCTAGATTTTTAAAATATCCTTGTACTTGGGGCACTTCTTCATAAAGAGGGATATTGATTTTGCCAGCTCGTTTTTTTGATACCATGAAAACAGGCTGTGACGTGTCATAAGTGATTGTCTCGTTCGTTTCTGTAAGGGTAGGAGCTAAATCCTCCGGCCTTGGTTCATTGACAATCTTTGAATCAGATCCTGTGGGTACTTTTTTGTTACTTGAAGGCTGTCTGCCCATGTGTATTTCCTTTTGAAAAAGGGGGCCGTTAAGCCCCCAATGATTTAGATAAGATTGAGGTTAGTACCGACTGAAGCAGTCCAGTAAATAACATCGCTTGAAGCACCGCAGACCGCAGAACCCAAAATGAGTCCTTTGTAACCTACGTTATCAGTAGCATCGCCCAAATAATTTGGGGATGTACCTGCTGCTCCTACGGGTATGACAATTGGTCGGCCTTGCTGGAATGCATTTGCAGTCACTGGCCATGCCCAAGCTGTATATCCGCTGGTATCCCAATTAATCGTGAACGAAGTAAGGGAACCTATTGCAGTGATAGCAGCACGGACGTAGTTGAGTTGCTGCATTCCATAAGCACCGTTTTGAGGGATGCGGAATGAAACAACGTCGCCCACTTGGTAACCATGGTTTGTAGCCGTAGATACAACCGCGCTAGTCGCCTGAGTGATGTTCGTAATATAGGCTTCTCTTTCCACGAAAGTATTAGGCCATACTTTTTGAACAGTACCGCCAGATCCAGCATTTGCAAAACCCGATGTATCAACGGGGATTGTAAATGTGTTGGCTCCGGTGCGTGTTACTGTAAACTGAATTCCAGAAAGCTGTTGCTGTCCAGTTACGTTGTAAAGAATTACCTGATCACCAGTAGATAGCCCATGAGAGTTGCTTGTAACAACTGCTGGGTTACCTGGAGCTGATTGGCTAACGCTTGTAATTGCGGTAGATGCAAAGCTTGGCAGATTGTCATAATCAATCGGGGTAAAACCGTTTGAAGCAGCATAGATGGATTGATCAGTTGCAGCTCCGTTGGTATTCTGAACTCCAAAATAAGCACCTCTTGGTAGTCCAGCAATAAACCATGCTCGTTTAATCACACCAGGGTTAGCTGTTGAGTTAAACTGAGTTAGGTTCCACATGTTGAAATTGGTAACATTTGTTCCAAACGAAATCGTTTTAGGATTTCCGTCTGAAGTAAAGCTTCCATAAAATAGGTTTGAACCTGGAATAGACATACATTACCTCCTTATGCTACTAGGGTTGATCTAAGGTTGTTCAACCAAGCATCATTGAGGATGCGGTATGCTCCAGCGTACTTGAAGCCCATGCTCATACGTTGATGAAGTGGGTCATTACCCCATCCCAACGGTTGATAGAAGATTTGCGGGAAGGCCCCTTCCAAATCAACTATGCCATAAGCTTGTTGCGCTACACCGAAACAGTTGTATACATCTGCACCAAGGCCAGAAGCGTCCGGTTCTACAGAACCTAGTGGAGAAAGAGTCCAGCGGGTATTTCCTACCGATCCATATTCTGCAAAAAGAACAGACATATTGCTTGGGTAGTTAGCTTCATGGATAAACCCTTGTACGTTCTCAAGTGTTGGAACAATACCAGTGTTAGCCATGAACCAATACGCAGGACGGATTGGTGCTGTCAAAATCTGTTACTTTTATGACCTATTTCTAGGCGGGAAAAACTCTTCGGATTTTCCTCACTACCTTCATATATTCGTAGTGTTCAGACTATCGCATCTGCTTACGCAGCCATCTCATTTAGTCGTTCAGCGTGCATTTCTGCTTCGCCCTTGTCAGCCCATCGGCTTTCCAAGTCAATTAGAGTTGGTTTTACTTCGGCACATTGTTTACCGAATTTCAGATCGCCTTCGATCACCTCACTAATAAGTCTCGCACTTTGTAGTTGCAAAGCTACATACACAGATTGTATATCTTGGAAAGTAAGCTCTGTTGGCAAATCGCCATTACTTCCGTTTACACAATCAATTTGTGCAGCAGTTTTGCTAAGCATATCGCGTGTTAGTTCGTCATGCGTTTCACGCATAGACTGTGCTAACAATGACGCAGTTTCATTCAAAACTGGGTCTTGAATTTGTAATGTCAACTGGTCTGTGAGTATGATATACGTTCCATAAAAATCGACTTGCGCATCGATATTTAACGCGCTTAGCGTTTGTGGAGGCGGTGTTACACCATCTGTTAACGGTACAGTTGCGGTGTTTAAGTTAGTGTAGCGTCTAAATCTAGCAATTCTACCAGACTTAGAAGGCATTAACACTTGGTATGCAAATCTCGTATGAATCAAATTTGGTTCAGGACGAGACAGCAAAACTTTGTCCAGCCATTGTTGTATTGGAGCTGGCAAGTTGTTGATGGTTGTTGGTACTGACATTTTACCTTGTAATTGTTATGCGCCACGTGCGTACATTCTAGCCATCTTCCATACTTCAGCTTTTTCAGCTAAAGACATAGACCTTGGACTTGCATCTATTCCAGATCCACCAGATATAGATTCCGATGGAATTGGTTTACTCAAGTTTTTCTCAATTTCTTTGCTATCAGCTTTTTGAGTTGCTGATTTGTAAGCGTAAGAATTTTTTACTAGCTGATATGCTGCAAGCCTTGGATTTCGGCTGTTTTGTATCGCATCTAGTAACGCTGGATTTTCTTTGACTAAAGGTTCGACGAATTTGACGACATCGTAATAATCAGGATACGCTTTTGGAACATCTTCGATTTCTTGCTGAAGCTTTTGCTTTTGCAGCCTTTTTTCAAATTCTGCTACAGTCATTAGCTCATCGCCTGAGGAATCTTCATTTTGTTCAGGCTCGAAGACTTTTTTAAAACCAGACTTGAAAGTATCAAGCTGTTTTTTAATTTCTTCTTTTTCGCGTTTTTCTAATTCCAAATGATTTTTGAGTTCGTCTACAGTTCGTCGCATCTCTCTGAAGTTGTATTCAGCGGTCTTAGGCTTTTCAGTTCCTTGAGACTCTTGATTTACTTCGGATTGATGTAGCTTTTCGTCAGTGGCGAGCTGATCTTGTACGCCTTGATTTAGTTCTTGATCTTGCATGGGTTTGCAAATACTCCATTTTTTTTAGCCGCTTACGGCGGTCTATTCGTTAATTCGCTATTTAGTTATTGATTAGATTTATTAATAGACATGGAGTGTTATGGATTCTGAAAAGAACAAAACTGTTGGACAACAAATATTAGATAATTGGGGTAAAAGCGAATCGCCAGAATGTAGAGAAGTGACAAACGAAAGCTGGTGGAAAAGCTTTCATCCGAAGTTGAAAGACTTAGTTGAAAAGCATAAATCAGAAAAAGATAAGTTCTACATTATGCTTAATGTAAAAAATGAAGGTTTGATGGGTTGGAATGCTAAACATGCTACCTGGATTGTAGCTGATGAAGAACTTCCGCCTAAATCTATGGCTATACTTTGGTCTTATGTACAGTCTACGGGAGAACTAAGGATTGAGTGGTGTTTGCCGGATGAGGTTTCCATCGAAGAAATTTGCGCTATGCCGGAAACGTATGACAAAAAACTTGTAGCTGATTGTAAGAACTACATGGCTGCGAAAAAAATTGCCGTAGACATATCTAAAGCGCCTCGACCTAAAACAAAACAAATCATTTTGCCTTAAACCTTGAATGCGTTATAATTTTCCGGTCAACAAAAGGAAAGTTATGACGCTAATTAAAATGATTCCCAAAAAACGTGTTGCTGCTAAAGGAATGTTTGCAAAGGCTCAATTTGCGCTTAACAAAAATAGATGCAACGTTAACATCATTATCAGTAATGAACTAGCTGAAATAATTTCAAAACCAATCGCTGATAAAGTAGACGTATTCTACGATGAGAAAAACCCATTTATTATTGTAATCAGAAAGTCTGAAAACGATAATGATGGTTACAAACTAAGAAAATCTAGAAACAATTATTCACTTTCTTTTTCATGGAGATTTAGAGTGCCGGAAAAAGCAGAAGAAAGAAAAACAAGATCTTATTTTTTTGACATGCATCCTGAAGGCGGGCTGCAAATTTGTTTGAGTTCTGAGTTTTGCCCTTACCCTGGAGGCTAAAATGGAATGGACACAATTCATTATATTTTTCATCGGGGTTTTTGGTTTATTTATTTGGAATAGAGCAGAAGGAAGAGCCGATGCTAGACACATGGATAGCAAATTAGACGCGATAAGGAATTTGATAGATGCAATTAAAGAAGAAATGAAAGACTTTCACAACAGGCTTTGCGAAATTGAAAGAAATAGAAAAAATTAAGATTTTTTTCGCGCTTCGCTAAGAGCTATTGCCAGGGCCTGTTTCTTTCCTTTCACTACGGGCCCTTTTTTTGATCCGCTATGTAGTTTGCCTTCTTTAAATTCTCTCATCACTTTTTCTATTTTTTTCTTAGCTTTCATTTTAACCTAAAGGTGCATTTGGAGGCACTGTTGTGATGTTTGTAATTGTGTTTGCTAATGTTAGACTTCCTTGGCCACTCGGTAATACCTGGGCTGTCTGGCCAACAACGGAGGCAAATGGCGCAAAACCTCGCGAATCCACAGGAATAGAAAAGGTATTTGGCGACAATATCGTCGCGGGAAATATTTTTCCGTTGAGTTCCCGCATTCCAAACTCTGGGGATGGCAAAAAGATGCGAACATAAATACCCTCTTCAAAATTAAAATTGTTAGTTGTGGTAATAACGCAAGGATTTGATTGAGAAATATTAGAGATAGTTTGAGCTGTAGGATTCCATACAGAGGTAGCAAAACCTAAAATAGGTGTTAAATTAGGCTGCTGCGCGCTCATTTACAATCCGCTTCCATTGAATTATTTTTGAATTGTCCGCAAGCCTCAAACCCATCCATTTTAGGCCCGTCCACCATACGACAACCGTTTTGCCGATTGCGGTTTTACCTAAAACTAAATCAAATTTGTGTGGATAAAATTTAGGTATGCTGGCCCAACCATCCTCGTCAAAAACAACATCGTTGTATTTGTACCTAGACTTTTTTCCGGATTTAAGGGTTTTTGTTAGGCCAACTTCAATCATTTTTTCTTTTTCTTTTTTTCTTTTTTTTCTGAAAGCAATTCTTTTTCTTCATGCATGTGATGTTTTAATTGCTTAGGCGACATCTTCGCATATTCTTTCATGTGTTCTTTAGACATTTTTTTGGGTGCTTTTCCCATGTGTTTCATATTTTTTTCCTTTGAATTACATTTACATTTCATTTTTTTCTTGCAGCTCTTGCGTTATCGACTAAATTAGGGTAAGGCCTGCCTGCCGCTTTAGCCATTCGTTTTGCCGACGCTTTTTTTGAAGGCGTTAATTTTTTTGGTTTTGATTTAGGGTTTTTTGTTTCCCAAAATGGTTTGTCCATTGTTCTTCCAATCGTTATATTTTTTTGCGCTCGGATATCTTTGTTGTCCCAAGTCCAGCATTCGCCCGTTTCATCTTGGAATACAACCCAACACAAATTATGTTCAATACCATAATCGATAATAAAATGTGCAAGCGCAGAACCTTTGGGTGTATTTATTGGAATGGGAGGGTCTAACCTAGTTAGCATCTCCACTTCCTCAAAGACTTATTAATTCTGCTATTCGGATCTTTTGCGGTTTCAGATGAAGTAAGTTTTGATCGCATTCCTGACATGCGGGCGCAAAAGCTTTTACGCCTAGACGCTCTTTTGCCAGTTGGGTTTTTTTCGGTGACAGCCGTAGATAATTTTGAACCAGGATGTTCGCGTCTGTATGAAGCAACGCCTTTTTTGTTAAGTCCGCCGGATGGGTTTTTGCCTTCCTTTCGTTGCCATGCTGGAGATTTTGCCATAATTTGACGGAGCCGGATTTTACGTCGCGCCCCTGTCGACGTTTAAAATAGGATAAGTTTTAGGATACGTAGTTTCTTGCGCTATATGAATGCTTGCGAAGTTTTGCAGCATCTCTTTCATCAATTCGAGCTTTTTCTTCTGCGTATCTCATCGAACCATCCCAATCGCCTTTACGAAAATACATAGAATCTGGGGTTTTGATTGGCATTTTTTTGGGTTGATCGCCAAACCCTGAGTCTTTTGACCCTTCTTGAAATCTTTTAGCCATTGTCTACCTAAAAAAGATATTTCGGCACTACTGACGGGCGAACCATTCGCCCCGCACCAATGCTTTCTGTTTACATTTAAGATATGTTGTAATTTAGAGAAAGGACGATTATAATATATGCAAAAAAGAAACATTTTAGGTTGTTCATGCACATCGATAACGAAAAACTTTTAATTAATTTGATTGAAAAAAGAAAACTGTTTTGGGAACCAATAGTTGCAGCCGCACTTTTACTGATGGCAATACTTGGAGTTATGGTTCCATTATATATCCATTCCGATAACGCCAATCGAGCTTTAATTGAAGCTATAAGAAAGGATATTAAAGAATTCCATGACGCTCAAAGATTAAACTCTTCAAAACAATAATAGGCTTTGTGAAATTGAAAGAAACAGAAAAAAGTAAATCTAAAAACGGCTTTCAGAAACGGCTTAAAAATCGATTTTAAGCCATAGGGGTGCTACCTTGGGTTGGCTCTAATCTATTTAGCGCTTCTCGGGCCTTTTCTTCTTTTTCTCCTTCAAGAAGGCGCAAAATTTGCAGTGCGCTTTGCAGATGTTGGAGATCAATTGTTGAAAGTTCTTTGATAGCTCTTGCTTTGTCCAGTTCGGCTTGTTCATTTTTGCTCTGCGCCTCTTTAATCTTTTCGATAGCCATTGCGCGATTTTCTTCTACTTTCGAATTTCTTTCATTACCAATCGCATCGTTTGCTTTAGCTTGCGATTGATATAGTTGAGCTTGGGCTTGAGCCGTCATCATTTCTGCTTGCTGCTGAGCTTGGGCTGCTTGAGCTTGAGTTTGAGCCGCTGTTTCCATAGCTTTGAGAAGGTCTGTTTTATTTTGCAGCGGAGCTGTTTTAATAAGTACTTGCTGTACTTCTGGACTATTGGGCAAAATGCCTGCTTGTATCATTTCAAAGAGCTGTTTGAATTCGAGCATTTGCTGGGTAGGCGTCAACGCTCCATCAACAATTTGCACATCAAATTTAGCAAAGTATTTGTTTTTGATTAATGGATGCGGGTCTTTACCTAAAATGCGCGCAAACTTAGCGGGCTTCCAGTTCTTCTGCATTAATTCAACGTGGATTTCAGATACGATTTTTTGGCTTTCGTCTAGCTTGTTGAAAATAGGCGAAAGCATCGTTAAATTTGCGCCTTGGCGAAGGTATTCTAAAATACCCGCTTTGGCGTCATCCGCTTGACCCATGAGCTCTTCATTAGCCTGCATCATATTGCTAATATCGCGGCTAATAACCTCTTTTTCCTGGAACCACGAGGGCGGTATTTGAGCTGGAGGAATATCGCGAATGCTGGCGTTGATATCACGCCCTGCTTTCATCGGGATATTTTGTCCGTTACCTTTATTATCAATAAGATTGTCAGGATTAACAACAGCACTTTCGTCATATATATATCCACGATTGATACCCGCTTCCAAATAGTCTAATTCTAGTTTTGCCCGTCTATTATACGCCCAGGCCATATCTCTTGCATTTCGAACAAGGCCTTGTATTCTGTGAGGCATGTAAGGAATTTCAGGGTTAAAGAAACACATGAAAGGCGCAAAAGGATAGCGATCAAGCCCATACGGAGCCTCAACGTCTAGCATTGGTGTGTTTTGCACAACTACGGCGTATCGGATTGTTGGAACGTATGTTTTAATCTCTTTGATTCGAATCCCGTTTTGAGTGCTCCAACGCATGAATTCGTCTTTTTCATCGTCTTCGCCTTGCCATTCAAACGTTTCGCCCGATTCTTGATCCAGCATCATCCGTTTTTTACGCGTTTCTTGGTACCAAAATTCATCGTAAATCAAAAGATTGCGCTGCTGATAGTTAATCGCCTCGGGCATATACATGAATCTGCCGTCGCTATTGCCTTTAACTGGCACAGTGTCGATATCTTTTTCTCTTCCAGGCAACAAAATCTTAATACGATCTTTAGATAACCATTTGCGCGTCCAGCAATACCTACAGTCGCTCATATCCATACGCTTCATGAATGGATCAGTAAAGATTTGCGTGTAGTTGAGAACTGAACTTCGGACATCGCCATTTATCGGATCTTTTGAATAGTCAAGCCAATGCTGAATCATTGACATGCCTACACCGCATGACTTTTCAAATGCATCGCTAATTTGATTGTAGGCGTTAGCGTTTTGCATAGACCACATTAGAGACTTCGATAGCTCATCGCATGGTTCTTGAAACTGGATTTCTTGCGGAATCATTACCGAAGTTTTTCGGTTTTTGATTTGGTTGCCCACGATCATTTGAATTTTTGGGCGAAGCAAATTGATTGTAAACTGATTGCGCCTCCAGTAGTTGAATGTACGCGCGCCATATGAGTAAAACGCTTCGGTATCGCCCGCGAGCATCCGCGAATCTATATCCGCTTCAGCTTGGTATTGCAGCCAAAGCGGAGAACCTTCGCGCCACGCCATTTCCATGCGCCCAAGAACTTCTTTTGAGCCGTGGCCTGTATCTACATACGATGATTGAAATTGAAAACCTGGAGTCGCTGCCATAATACCTGTGGGTTACTATGGCGCGAGTTATCAAATATATAGATTACTTTAAAGTAAGCGTCTTTCTAATCTTAATTAACGGCTCATGTACATGTTTTAACATATCGTACTTTTTCATCAAATTTAGGTGATTTTTAAAAAAACCATTTTCAAAATAAAATATTAATTTAACTGGGTCAAAATACAAATTTTTTTTGGCTCTATCAAATTTAACTACGTCCACATCTGTTTCTTCTAAAAGTTTTTTAATACTTTTGTAGCAAATGAATTTGTAAATTTTTTCAAATTGAACTGTAGTCATGTACCAATCGGGAACTTTTTTTGTAGAGCATTCTGTTTTTTCTTTTTTTTTCTCAGGTTTTTTTTCCACTTGAACTTTAAATTTGCAAACAGACAAAAACTTTTGAAATTGATTCGCTAGATTGACAATTTCGGTGATGCATTCTTTTGAAATGATGTAATGATATGACATAAGGCTCCATAAGTTAATACCCTAGATGAGCCATAAAATAATTTAGCTTTTTAATTCAACAAATTACTTTGCCGATGCTTCTTGATTTTTTCTTTTAAGAAGTTCTTGGTAAACTATTGCGTAAGATTTGCTGTTTCTCATGACGCGCCAATAAACTACTTTGTCTAGTATTGGGAATTGATCCCAAAGATCGCAGCCGTACTCATTTTCGCCAAGATAGATAGCTGGTTGATAAGTTAATACTTCGACTATTTGACCTTTCCATGGCTTTTCATCTGTAACTTTTGTCCAATCATAATAGTAATCTTGCGGTATCAAAACAAGATCCTTATGATTTCAATTGATAATTCGATCATTTTTATGCTTAAGTTTTTGTACAGAATCTTCAATTTGCGGGAAAATTTGTATTTCTATTTCTGGTTTTTTTACATAGTATGTACAACTCGGTAAAAAACCAAACAAAAAACAAAACAATATTTTCATCATTTGTTCGGTTTTGAATCGCCGTAAAAAGTCATCGGATCTTTTCTTCCGTGAGGATGCACTTTGTCATTTGTAAATCCGCAATCGGTGTTTTTGTTTTTCATAGCCCATTGTATGGTGCAGCTTACAGTTGCAAGGCCTATAAAACCAACGAGGAAAGATATCATTATTCTGCGAGCTAAGATCAAATGTTCGTCGTCCATATTCTACCTCAAAGCTTTTAGTTATTAGGAAAAGTGTTAAATGTCAAACGCGATTGATTTTTTGAAACAAGACGTAATAGAAAATAGATTGCTTAAAGATGGCAAGGGAGATTAGTCCGATAGCTATAAAAGTGTGTCCAGATTGATAAGCATTAAAAGCCAAGCAAAAGTAGGCAGAATCCCAGATGTCAGATAGAATACAACAAATAAATAGCATCAAACATTCCTCACGATTTTTTTTTAGTTATATTTCGTTTTTTCTTGATTTGGTTTTCAAATTCCGACATGTCAACTGGAATGCTGTCAAGTAAAGCATATGGTTTCCATCCCAAGCAAATCATACAATATTCTTGAAAACACTCGTCGCATAGATATTTCATAAATAATCCGCTGAATTTTAACTGTTTAGAGTCGCAACAAAAACATTTAATTGCCATACAATATTTTGCCTAGTTCTTCGATCCCAATTTTAGAATAGCTGTTAACATTTCCTTTAAATTTACGAAACCTAGGAACAGATTGTTTGACTTCTTTTTTTGCCCAGTTTTGGTTTGATCTAGCTATTTGCTGCTGCTTGCGGTATGATGTGCTCATCTGTGGCCTGCATGTTTATTGCTAAAAAAATCTGCCATAGGATCCCATGCTTTTTCTGGCGGCTGGTAACCCCGTTTTGCTGGATATACTCCATGTTGAAATCTAGTTGCGAGAATATACCTGGTGCTATCTTGCAAATGGTCGAATTGCTTTAATGGCTTATCAACGCCTTGCTTTTGCCAAGATTCATCCCAAACATATGCCGTATACTCGCCTATCAGGTTTTTGCAGCTTGAATGTATTTTGAGCGTGCCCTCATTTAAGAGCGTGGCATGAATTCCAATTCCTTCAAGAACATTGTTATTTGCATCAATGAGGGGCAAATGTCTAAATCTTGATCGAACTTCCGTTTTAAGGGCTGCGGCTGAAGGGTCGATAAATATCCCATCGATTGAAAGATTGTTTGCGAAACTGTTGAGATCTTCTGCGTACTGGCTAACAGTTTTTTGCCTGCCCTCTTTTTTACTATCCCAATAGTATTCTTTTTCAATCCACATGTTCGGGTACAATGTTGGGTCGTATCCGAGCATAACAAATGCCGTAGGGTTGTTTTGGCCATAATCCACTCCAATATAATATTCACTTGCAATTCCTGGTATTTGGTCAATGATGTGTCGATCGCGGTTAAACATGGAGTAGACAGCCCCTTGAGCCATAGTCCATAGTCCTTCAATTCGCCTCTTATACCAAATACCGGTGTTTTCTTTTTTTATATTCTTAACATATACGGGATCAAGCGAGGGGTTATCCTCCAAATGAAAATCCCAACATGCGACGTCTAATTCATTCGCTCGATCAATAAAATCGCGCTTTAGCCAATGAAAAGGAGAATCGGGGTTTGTGGTAGCAAAAAGCCTAGCCCCTGGTATGCTTAGTCGATCAAGTAATGTTCGCCAAACGTTTTCGGGCAAAAGAGTTGCTTCATCGACAAGCGCTCCGGCGTAGGTTGCTCCAAGGATTCGGCCTTCTGCCCTTGCATCTGATGCGCCCACAACGTAAACCTTTCGGCCATAGAGTTCAATTTCACCGTACCCGATTTTATAATCGATATCTGATCCGCAGAAATTGGAAAGCATGTTAATGACGTTTTGGCGAAGCGTCCTTTCAGATCTTCCAACGATTGCGCACAATCCCGAAGGGCCGTTAATACAGAAATCAAGGAAGCATAGTAATGCTGCATAGCTTTTTCCGCTTCTAACAGATCCGCACCAAATGTTGATACGCTTGTTTGCTTCATTAAAGCTCCTTTTTTGTTTATCTGATAACGGTTGGACACGGAACATAAATACCTGTTCCGCACGTTAGACAAACAAAATAATTTAGTCAACCCGAAATTTTGTTATGTTAAATTGAAGTTAAGAGTAGATTTGCTAGATATTAATTAGTAACAGGGGTAAAATATAGCTAAAACAAAAGGAATCAAAATGGATAAATTAATTGATTTTTTAATAGGATTCAACTTTCAAACTATAATTACTGTTATTGCTGCGATATGGTATTTTACAAAAGATATAAAAACTGAGCTGTCCCTTAAACTAGATAAAATTGAGGTTGACCTAAATAAGATGAACACGCGGGTAAGCCGAATTGAGGGAACGGTTTACGGCCAGGAAATTTACAAGAAAATTAAGGAAGACTGACTAAAAAAATGTTTTGTGTTCGATAACCTTCGCTTATCGATCATTAAACATTGCTTGATTTTTATTGTTTCAAAATTTAGTTTGACGCAATGGGGCGTATTAAAACTAGATCTGGAACAGTTAAGTTTGACGATAATGTTGATATGCAAAAAGCTAATGAATTTTTAAAGAAATGGGAAAGCTTCGGCGTCTATATTGGTTTAACTGAGGGCTTTGACAAAAACCTTTGCAATGATAGGCAAACATTTATATCTGGAGCGTTAGAAGGCATTTATAAAGCATTTGTTAAGCTCATGCACCACTACGCAGAGCCTTGGGATGAAAAACTTGTACGCACGGTTATTCGCGGGCAAATCAAACGAAACATTTACGATATGTGCATTATCAATGGCTATTTGCCATCAAGAGGACAAGTTTTTTTTCCTAAAGGTTGGGTAAATTGGGAAGACTACTTTCAACTTTACGAATCTAACAATGACATTACCGCAACATGCGAACTTAATTACATCGAATCGCTTATTGAAGAGCTCCCTGATAAAGATCGCGATATAATGCGTCTTTTTGCTGCTGGATACGATTGCGCCGAGATATCAAGGCGTTCAGGCTACAAAAACAAATCCGCGGGGTTAAAACGCGTTTACAGTGCATGTAAAACAATACAAAAAAAGCTAGGAATATGATCCATTGCTGTTACAAAGATAATTTTGTTTGCTCGCAGCGATTTCAAAACGATTGTTTAGTTTTGGAAGCCCAATTCGGATTTGAACTAAACGACAACGCAACGTGGACGGGTGAAATTTATACAGAAGTTACATGCTGCCCATTCTGCGGTTACAAATGCTCGAACGTTCCAGTGAGTAAAAAAGAAAAAACTATCGATCATTAAACAGATCCGTTTGCTCAACTACCGTTTGCACTTTTTTAGCCGTATGCGCAACGCGGGCGCGTGCAATTTCCGCGTACTCAGGTTCTTTTTCAATGCCAATGGCTTTAATGCCTAGCTCTTGAGCTGCGACTATGGTACTACCACTGCCCGCAAACAAATCAAGTATCAGCGCGTCTTTCGGCGGGGCAATGAGGGTAATAAGATATCGCATTAGGGATAGGGGCTTGACTGTTGGGTGAGGATTTTTTCTAAAAACAGGAATAGGTGTATCTGAAATTACATCCCTACGATCTATATCCGACCATTTATCACCATTTGAGTTTTTTATTTCAGGAAACCCCTCAAGCCCCTCATTTCGTTCGCGCGGGGAAGCTTTTGCGCAATAGAAGAAACGGCTTGCTCCGCCGGAGTCATTTGGGCACGAAACAATACCTTGGCATTTTTTTGCGCCAGCCATTGCATTAGTTCCGCTTGCTCCTCTAAATGTTTTACCTGGGGATTTACTAAACCCGCTTTGTTGATCCAAAAGCTGCGCGCTTTCCTCATCCAAAATTAAATTGGATGGCCATCTTCCTTTGTTGTGAGAACTATATAACGAACTTCTAATGCCCGTTCCATAACATGGTGTTAACTTATTTTTGTTAATGTTATTGCGTCTATCTCTTACACAATATTCATTACTTAGAATTCGCGTTGCGTCAATATTAATCCCTGCTTGCCCCCACTTTTCAGCGTTTTGCTTAAACGTGCCCTCGAGGGGTTTCATTGCGACAATGCATGGCTCCCAAGATGGCTTAAGAGCTGTTCCGTATCCTGGGATTCCAAAGTTATTATGACTTTTTGGGAATCCCGATCCGTAGAGCCATGATATGCAATCGCGAATCTCCCACCCTGCATCTTCAATAGCACAAGTGAGCCGATGAAATGTTCTAGTTCCTCCAAAAGCTAACAAATGCGCCCCGGGCTTAACAATACGCAACGCCTCTTTCCAAATAGCGTCATGAGGTAAACCCGCATCCCAATGTTTTCCCATGAAGCCAAGGCCGTAGGGGGGGTCGCAAACAATCCCGCTAAAACGGTTATCGGGAAACGTACGCATAACGTCTAGGCAATCGCCCGTGATAATTTCATTCATTTCGGCAGCTCCGGCAAAGGCATCCAAATTTCGTATTTACCGCAATCCGAAACGCGCTTAATGTGCCAGCCTTTTGCTTCTAATTCAGCGCATTCTTTGTCATACCCATGAATACAGCTTCCAGGATTACGATACAAAATACGATATTCAACTTTTGGTGCGATTGTTTTATACATCCAAAGTTCAAGTTTTAAATCTGCAATTTGATTTTCAAGCGATTCCAATCTAGCGCGCATGTTTTGAACTTCTTTTATCAATGACTCATGTTTCTGATCTGTATTGCTCACGCAAAACCCTTGTTTTTCTTTTTTAAACCAACTCATTGTTTTCCTTTTGTAAAAAGGGAATAGGACGCCCCTTGCAAGGCTTATATAGCTAAAGCGTCTCTATCCCTAAAAGCCCATGGGGGACTGGAACCCCCGCCTTCTATTGACGCTCTACTCGTCTTGAGCTAATGGGCTTTGAGCGCGCTGCATGTTTAAATATTCTTTAATTGCAGATAGATTGTTATCTGTCAACACGTCTTGAGAATATCCGCGATGGCGGGCTTTTGTACGAAGAAAGAATATTAGCGCCGTATCGGATTTGTCTTTGATTCGCTGTTCTAGCATTTCTTCGGCGACGTCTATTTTAAGTTCCATGATCTGATCGCGTAGTTCTTTAAGTTCTTGCGTTCTACTGATCTTGAGCGATAGCCATG